TCAGCGCAGCCCTTTCCGGCGGTCATCAATTCGCGCCCAGATCATGATGCCTATACCGACCAGCGTAATGGCCAGCAGCAGCCATTTCACCATGTCGAGATAGGGGGCGAGGCTGAGAAGCGCCTCGCGTGCGGGATCAATACTTTCGCGGACGGCTTCCAATGCGCCTACGCCCACCGTGGCTGCGGTCGCCGTTTGGCCGCCTTTGACAGTGCGGGTCTGCTGCAGGCTTTGCACAGGAGGCTCGACACCGGCCAACACGAGGGCTTTGTCCAGCTGGGTAGCTGTGTATGGCTGCTGGCCGTTTTCTTGCGCGATAATGGCGGCTACCACCGCTTTTAGGTCGACATAGCTGTGCATGTTGATGCTTTGGCTGGCGGTGAGGCCTGTTTTAGCCACGACCTCGGCAACATAGGCGTTGGTCTGGTTTTCGGTCGGCGGCGCCCACCGGCTGATGAGATCATTGATCGTCTGAAGCCCGTATTTGTCTTGATATGTGATCAGTGTGCGGGCGATGGCACGAATGCCATAAATCGGGCTTTGAAAGATGAAGAAGTCCGTATCCATTTGTTGTGCAGCCAATCCTTGCCATGGATCTTTGGATTTACGAATGTTGCCAGGGTTGTTGTTGCGGATGCCGCGCGATGGTTCTGCTGTCGTCATGATGTACTCCTGCGTTTAGAGGTCAAAGAAAAGCCGCCAACCTTTGCAGGGGGCGGCGGCTGGGCGTAAATCGGGGCAATCGAGATCAACGCGGCGAAAACCACCGCAGCACATTGTCCAGTACAAACCCCGTAATAGCGCCGAGCATAAGGATGACGGCAAAACCGCCTTTCCATCGGCTGGCCGTGCGATCAAGCTCGGCCAGTTTTGCGTCCATGCCATCGAGCTTGGTCTTGAGTTCGCTCACGGCGGTGGTCAGCGCCTGCACTTGCGCCTCCAGCCTGCCGATGGCACGGAAATACTCCGGCTCGTTCATGTCGGATTCCTCCTGTTCCAACCCATCGAGAACGGGTTGGTGCTGTGTGTTGAACATAGGTGTTTCCTTTTTTCTGGCACGACCGAGCTTATGTGGCGACGATCAGCATGCCTGATCCGGCTGACGATCCAGATCCGCTGGCACCATTGTGGCTGATGATCTCGACGGCGATCTGACTGAGACGAACACGCGCTGTGGTCGGACGCTGGATGGCCTCGATTGCCAGCTGCGACATATGTACCCTGGCGGTCGTCGGGCGTTGTATCGCTTCAACGGCAAGCTGGCTGAAACGTAAGCTCATGCGATCACCTTGTAACCGAATTCAGACGCGTTGATCGTCGTCGCCGTCCAGTTTGCGGCGGCATTCGGGTTCTGCTCCCAAATCTGCTTGTAATAGACGTAGGTTGTGGAAACCGACTGCGTTGAGCCGGTATAATCGGTACTACTCACGCGCGTGGTCACGGCAACTGTGCGCGATCCGGCATCGTCCTTGTCGGCAGCGACATTGGATTGCACACCGAAGATCGTGCCGGTGATAGAAGTCAGCGTACTGCAAACGAAAGAGTCCGCATTGCCAGCCGTATTGCTGTAATTGTAGCTGCTGTCGCTATCGAGGGTCGTCTCGTTGACATTGGCATAATTGCTTGCGCTGCCCTGTGGTGTGAGCTGAGTGTAGGTGCCTGTGGCACTGGGACGAACCGTATCGATACGGCAATCACCGAGATAGGTGTTGTTGCGTGATCCGCTGCCGTCGCACATATAAACATCCATATAGGCACATGACGAATAACGGCCTTTAATCTGAATATAATTGGCATTCGCGTTGGTCGAACTTTGGGTATTGCCGCTATAGGTCACCCACACGCTTTCATTGACGCGCACCTCAAAGACCCCACCGCTAGAGGCGATGGTCATTTTTACTTCGATGTAATTCCAGGTGTTAAGTGGAATGGCGTTCGAAGATGTGGCGAGGACGGTTCCATACTGGCCACCGCGCATGAGCTGAATGGCGCCCGCCGTGGTAATCACGACCGCAAGCTGGTTGTTGGCGGCACTATCGTTTGCTTGCAACAAAAGCGAACCTTCATTGCCCATCATCTGATAAGCAAAGCCGACAATCCAGGTTTGCTGATTGTCGAACGTCATCGATATGTAATCAGATGCTGTTCCCATTTTGAGCGCAGTCGTACTGGAACGCCGTCCGGTCATAGACGTCATGTTGCTGTTGTTGAACGCGCTGTATTTCGCGCCCAGCTGGCTCGGAACGCTGTAATGCAGCATTCCGTCGATAAAACGCAAAGCCATGTTTATTCTCCTATCGTGTGGCGGCGAGAGCGATGCCAAGATCGGCGAGCGTGGCGTCTGGCGTTGCTGGTGCTGTGATGGTCAGTACGTCGCCTGCGGCAAAGGCCGTAGAGGAAGCTGCTGCGAAGGTGGCGGACGTACCGGAGGCCGCAAATACGAAGGTGGCGAATTGCGTACCGTTTTTCTTGACCGAAAATGTCGTGCTGGCCGTCGCCGCCGTGTTGGCAATAGCCTTGCTGTTGGCCATGCCAGCAGGAAACGTTACGGCGCGCGGCATGGGATAGCGCAGCAAGGTGGCGTTGGCTGCTGGTGTGCCCGCCACGCTGCAGCCAATGTCATAGGGGTTGCCGCTTGATGCAGCGACATAGGCAACGGTGCGAAGGGTCGAGCCATCGCAATAGAGCAGCTTGAGATCGCCGGAGTTGAAGGCAATCGCCGTTCCTGACGGCAACTGCACATTGAGGGCAAAGCCGCCCGTGGTGTCGTTCTCGATCAGGATCAGCTTCGGATGCGCCGGAACTGTGATCGTCCGCGCCGCCGTCAGCGTTCCGGTGATGCTCAGGAACATATTGCCGAGCATCTGCGCGTCCGTCAGCGTCAGATTGGCGTCGGTCATGGCAATGATGGAAGGCTGGCACAGGGCTTGATCCAGCCCATCCAAGGCGGCGTTGGCCGTCACTTCCTTCTGGGACTGGCTTGCGACGATGTGGCTGAGAAGCAGATTGGGTGTTGTGGTCATAGGATCGCCTTGGCTGGAATGCCCCGTCCGATGACGGAGTTAAGCTGATAGATCGCAATAGCGACCGCCGATTGCGCCACGCCGAAATCCAACACCTGCTGGGCTGCCGTGTAAGTCGCGTTGGGGCTGGATGCCGTCATCGTCCGCACCAATTGGCCGCTGCTGAGGATGTCCACCGCATAGGCCTCGCTGTCCTCGAATAAAGGCACATCGGTATTGTCGACCCATTCCCCGTACCAGCGTGAACGGCGGAACCAGCTGATGGTCAGATTGCCGCTGCCGTCGCGCGCGCCCGTGACTTGCGCCGGAGACAGACATTTCATGCTGCGCCCTTGGAAGGTCAGCGGCGTCGGCGGTGCATCGTCAAAGTTCCCACCGGACGGGACTCCTTTGTAATAAGAGGTCTGGCCAATGTCGGTCGCGGTCAGCGGCGCACGGTAAAGCCCCTGCGAGGACAGGACGATGAATGACTCACCGACCTGATGCGTGCCAGTCATGTCCTCGGTGCCGCGGCGGCCGCGAAGAAGGCCGGAAAGCTGATAGACGTTGGCCGAGATCGGCGTAGCCGTTTGCCATTGGATGACCTCGTTGCCCAGCACGCCGACATTGTTCCAGTTCAAAACATCAAGCGCCGACGCGCTGCTCAGCGTGCCTTGCCCCAGTGTGACCTGTACCGTGTTCACCATGTCCCACACTGTTGGACGCGTGCAATCGCCGAGAACCGTGTCCGCCCAGCCGAATGCTGGGCCTTCGGTGCCAGTGCCAACCACCGTCCACGCCAATTGATCGGGTGCGCGGTATAGCGTGGCGCTGGAGACGTTGCTGGCAAGGCCGAAGGCGTAATAAAGACCAACATTGTTGTCATTCAAGACCAGCATCGGCAGGTCGAGAAGAAACAGCGAGACCGGAACGGCGGAATTGATCGGCACAGCAACCAACGCAACGCTGGTTCCGGTCGCCGTCGCTGCATAGGCGTAATTGTCCTCCGCCACCGCCTGGCAGGCCACGACATTGTTGGCGCCGAAATCAACCTGATTGAGCCGAACCGTGAATACGGCATCCGGCGTGTTGACAGTGACGACATCGGTTGGATCGAGCCGCAGCCATTTCGGCGGCAGGTTGAAGCTGTAGCTGTTTCGCTCAATCCATGCGTTTTTCATGGTGCGTAACGCCACCTGCGCCGCCTCGGTGGCGGTAAGGACGATGGAAAGCTGGATGCTCTGCAGATCTTGCGTGCCCACCGCGTTCTGGATGCGCGAGGCATGCTGGGTGTTGGTCTCGTAAAAACGGTCGGGATCAATATGGGTCAGATCAATGCGCAACGGCAGTTCGATGTCCTGCTTGCGGGTCTCATCAAGCCTTAGCGATGGATTGTTGGCATCGACGCTATCCGATGCTCCCAGATCATCGTAGGAAATTGAAGCGACGGAGGACTGTCCCCTCGGTACAAAATTCAGGATGCCGTCAATCTCCACCGCGTCGATGAAGAAGGTTCCCAAAAGCGGTGCCAGAGCATCGCGGGCCGTCATGCGGTTGTTGACGATATATCCACGCAAGGACTGCGTGACTCCGCCGGTGACGATATCGACCGTCTGCATTCCGGCTTTGACGCACAGGTCGGACAACACCGCCGATAACGGCACGGCATCGTTGCCATAGCGCTCCAGCGGGTACTTGATTTCGCCGGATACCGTGGCCTTGTTGAATAAATCTATGGGCCTGTGAATCGAAAATTAAGGAAAGAAGCGGACGTTCTTACCCGTTGCTGACACAACGGAGAACGTCCATGAGCGAAGGTAAAAGATTCACCCGGAAGAAGTCCATAAAAAACTGGCGGGAATACAACCATGGGCTTGAGAAACGCTATGACATTACGGTGCACTTGAACCCTGAAGCATTGAAAAAGCCGCCGAAACCCAAGGGCCGGAGAGGTCGCCCCCTCGAATACAGCCAAGCTCTTATCGAAATGGAGCTTGTCGTCAAAACAATCTACAAGCTTCCTTATCGTGGGCTGAAGGGCTTTTTGCGGAGCGTTCTTGGCCCGGAGGCTCACTTGCCGGATTACACAACGGTCTGCGTGCGTTCGGCAACGATGGATGCCGTTCTGAACGTCATCAGGCGCAGCGAGAAAGTTCACCTTGTTGTGGATACCACGGGACTGAAAGTTTACGGCGAGGGCGAATGGAAAGTCCGAATGCACGGAGCCAGCAAGCGCCGCACATGGCGCAAGCTGCATCTGGCGATTGACGAGGCCACGCAGGACATCGTGGCCGTCGATCTGACTGAAAACAGCGTCGGCGATCAGGAGCATTTGCCGGAGCTTCTGGAAAAAACGCCGAAAAACATCCGTCTGAAACAGGTCTCGGCGGATGGCATTTATGACAGCCATGCTTGTTACGAAACGGTTCATGAGAGAGGCGCAAAGCTTGTTACCCCGCCCCGAAAAAGCTCGGTTCTTCCCCGAGGCCGCCCGCCCCGTGACGAATGTTTGCGCATCCGTGCCGTGCGCGATTGCCGAAAGCGAGGCCGCACCGCCTGGAAAAAACATCACTGCTATCACCGCAGGTCATTAGCTGAAACCGGCATGTACCGTTTCAAAACAGCCTTCGGCGGCTCTTTGGCTTCGCGTTCGTTCCCTCGACAGAAAACGGAAGCGATCTTGAAAGCCAAAATGCTCAACATCTTCCGCCGCCTCGCCGCTCCTTCTTACTGAAAATCCAGCCTCTTGGATTCTTTCGGCAATCTGCCTATGATTTATTCAACAAGGCCATGACAGCCCCGCCACCGTCGGCAGAATGACGGCGTTGCATTGCAATCCGCCCGCCGCCACGACTTCCGCGCCGATATTGGGGATGCGGTTGGCAAAGTCGGCCAGCTGCAGATCGGTGAAGACGATATAAACCAGCCCACGATGCGCCGGAACATTGCCCGCACCGAGATACATCTCCATCGTGCTGTCCGGCATCTGCGTTTCAGCGCCGGTGTAAAAGCGGATAACCCCTGGGTATTTCTCGACGCTTTGGGCGTTTGTTGCTGTGGCGTCGTAGATCAGCTTGGTGTCTGCCCAGATGCGGCGAATGGTCGACACTGGCCCGACGCACAGCCCCACGGCAAAGGACACGGAATAGCTGTAGGTGACTTGCGTTGCGCTGCCGCCACCGCCTTTGCCGCCGCGCTGGTGCGAGACATGACGGGTTTCCTTGAGCGAGGTTGACCAGAACACGTTTCCGGCAAAACGCATGGTGCCGTAAATAATGGGGATCGGCTTGCCATAGGTCGAGCTTTGCACCGACAGATCACTGACACGAGAACCTTCCTGTGTTGGAGTTTTCTGGCCGAATAACAAATTGCCAATAATGACACCGCCAAGCCAGCCGACGCTTGCACCGATGCCGATTGCCGAAGTAAGCGAGGCTCCAGCGATGCCGAGGGCAAGGATCGCCATTCAGGCTTGCTCCACAAAATAAGGATAGCGGTACGCGCTGGTGACACGGCGCTTCCAGTCAGTGTCGAGGCTGTGCTCGACCACCTTGCCAACACCGGAATAGCTGTGAATGATGCCGCAATCGGTAATCAGCGCAACATGCTGTGGTTCTTTCGTCCATGCAAGAAACAGAATGTCAGCCAGCGTTGCTTCGCTAACGGTTATCGGCACGAGAAAGGTGGCCAGACCCTCGCGCATTTTCTTGCTGTCGGGCATCAGACGGTAGTTGAGGTAAGGCTGCGCTTTGTCCGACTGCTCATCGTAATCGACAAGGCCAAGCTCCAACCCGACACCCTTGACCAATCCGATGCAGTCGCAGGCGATGCCCTTCATCGAAGATTGATGGCGAAAGGGTGTGCCGAGCCACGAACGAGCCTCGGCCACCGCGTCCATGCGCGTGATCATGATTTACTGTCCGGATAGTTGTAAACAACATCGGTGCCGGGGATGTATGGTTCGCCACGAAAATTGTTCCCGTTGTTGTAACGGTTTTTGCAGGTCGTAAAGCTTTTGTCGCATCCAGGCCGAAGGTTGTAGGTGTCGCCCACCGCGATGACGCCAGACATCGGCAGGTAGAGCGAGAACACTCCCGCCGTAAAAGTACCGATTTCCATTTTGTGTCCCTGATTGGCACCGCTTGTCCATGTGACAAGACCACCGTTCCAGTAGTCATCTGCTTCGCTGCGTGCGCTGTCAGTGAAGCCATAGTGGTCGGTCGCCGCCGTCACCGATCCGATCACGGTAAGTGCTGAAAGATCAACCTTACAGCGGCTGTCACCAAGATCGGCGCGGCAGTCGGGTGTGAACAATTCGACGATCTGTTGCTGCAGTTGTTGCGTCATGCCGCGCAGTTCGGCCTTGAACACGGCATCCTGCAGCTCAACATGGCCGATAGTGCCGCGTTTTAGGATAATCTTGCCTTGCGTCAAAGCTTGCCAATTGACGAAGAAGATTTCGACTTCAGCCCCGTCCCAGAGACCAGCACGCAGATCGTCGGCGCTCAGCGTGTCGCTGTTAAGCGCGCTTTCTATATCGAGGTTATCGACCGACAGATCCGAGATTGTGTGAATGGCCGAACGCGTGTAGCCGGTGCTTGCCTGATAGAGAAGCCCATCCACCGTCACATCCTGATCGTGGTCGGTAAAGCCAAGCACCATCCCGTCGCGTCGCGTGACCTTCCAGCAGGTCGCAAGCGTAGTGCTCTCGCCGACGACATGCGCGGCAAGTTGGGTGGAGGCTGATTTCAT